GCCAGCCGATGACCAAGCCCGTTCTCTCCGACCCGATTGCCCTGCGCATTCCAGAAGACATGCTGAAGGACATCGAGACCATCGCCAAGGCCACCGACCGCAGCCGCAGCTGGGTCATTGTCCGGGCGCTGAAATATTACCTGATGGAAGAGGGGAATGATGTTCTGCAGACGCTGAAGGGCGAAGAGCAGATCCGCAATGGCGAGACCGTCGATTTCGAGGAGTTCATGCGGGAGCTGACATCCTCTCCCAGAGATGACGCGGCATGATGAAGGTCATTCTTTCCAAGGATGCCGCCGACTATCTCAGCCACGAATATGGCTATCTGAGCGCGTTCAATTCCCGCGCTGCCGACACCGCCATGGCGCGAATTCAGGGCGGCATCAGAAGGCTCGCCGCCTATCCTCAGATCGGTGCTCCTGTGCCAATGCTGTCGGGACGCCGTCAGTTGGTCGTCGGCCCCTATATCATTACCTACCGCATTGGCCGCGATGCTATCATGGTCTCGGACATCACTCACGGTAGACAGCGCGAGCAACTGGACAGGGATGACGGGCTCGACGAGAGCGACTGACGCGTCAAGAGCACCGCGCGGGTTTTGAACCTTGTTGGGCCGATCTCATCGGCAATTGATTCATCGTGTGAACAGCCGGACTCAATCTTGGAGCGGCTGTCCGCAACAGATTCAAAAGACAGCAGAATTGAACCGGCCGTAGCATCGCTGCGACGGAAGACGCGCGTCTCTCGCGCACCCACACACCCCCACCACAAAGGCCCAAACCAATGGCCGATTTCTCCAACGATACCAGTCTCTGGGCGACCAGGGCGCTGGGCGCGTCGGCGGGTGCCGCCGTGTCGCTGATCTATCTTTTGCCGAAGAGTCGGCGCGAGGCGGCGAGCCGGTTTTTCACCGGGCTTTCCTGCGGCATCGTCTTTGGCGGCCCCAGTGGGATCTGGATCGCCGAGCGGCTGGATCTGGTCGGCCAGCTCTCCGCGGTCGAGGTGATGCTGTCGGGCTCGGCCGCCTCCAGCCTCTGCGCATGGTGGGGCCTCGGCATTCTCCAGCGCATCGCCGGCCGATACGGCGCCCGTAACCGGTAAGGCACCGGCCAAATATCCATGAAACGAGGAGCATGATCATGACCGCAAGCCGCGCGCTGGCGCGAACCCCCACGCGCTTGTCCACCCGGGCCATTCCCGGCGCGGATACGCGCAAGTTCGCCAATCTGGAGCTGCGTGGCCTCAGCCGCGATGGCACCTTTTCCGGCTATGCCAGCGTTTTCGGCGAGGTCGATCTCGGCAAGGATGCGATCGAGCGCGGCGCCTTTCTGCGCTCGCTGAAGACACGCGGCGCGGCGGGCGTGCGCATGCTCTTCCAGCATGACCCGGCCGAGCCGATCGGCGCCTGGAAGACGATCCGCGAAGATAGCCGCGGGCTCTATGTCGAGGGCGTGCTCGCCGATGGCGTCAGCCGCGCCCGCGAGGTGCACCAGCTTTTGAAGAACGGCGCGCTGGATGGCCTGTCGATCGGCTTTCGCACCGTCCGCGCCAAGACCGACGCCAAATCCGGCGTGCGCCGCATCCTCGAGGCCGACCTCTGGGAAATCTCCGTGGTGACCTTCCCCATGCTGCCGTCCGCCCGCGTGCAGAACATCAAGAATGCGCGGTGGTTCCGCGACAAGGAGACCGAGCTCGTCCGCGCCATGCGCCGGGCCGCCCGGATGATGCTGCAAGACACCTTCAAGTAGACCTTCAAAAAAGGATGATTCCGCAATGACCAACACGCAGATTGCCGAGAAAATCGCCCCCGAGATCAAGGCCGCGCCGGAAATGACCGCCGCCTTCGACGAGTTCATGGAAGCCTTCGAGGCCTTCAAGGAAACCAACGACGCCAGGCTCGGCGAGATCGAGCAGAAGCTGACATCCGACGTCGTCACCCGCGACAAGATGGACCGCATCAGCCGCGCGATGGACGAGCAGAAGAAGGTGCTGGACCAGCTAGCACTGAAAAAGGCCCGCCCGCCGCTCGGCCGCACCGCATCGTTGGGCGCAGAAACCACCGAGCACAAGCAGGCTTTCGAGCAGTATATCCGCCGCGGCGACGAGGCCGGCCTGCGCGAGATCGAGGCCAAGGCGATGTCATCGGGCTCCGGCGCCGATGGCGGCTATCTCGTGCCCGACGAGACCGACAGCGCCATCGGCCGTCGCCTCTCCGTCGTGTCGCCGATACGCTCGATCGCGACCGTGCGCCAGGTCTCCGGTGCTGTGCTGAAGAAGCCCTTCGCGATCTCCGGCATGGCCTCCGGTTGGGTGGCCGAGACCGCGGCGCGGCCGCAGACCAATGGCGCCCAGCTTGCCGAGCTCTCTTTCCCGACGATGGAACTCTACGCCATGCCGGCCGCCACCCAGGCGCTGCTGGACGATGCCGCCGTCGATATCGAGGCGTGGATTTCGAGCGAGGTCGACACGGTCTTCGCCGAGCAGGAAGGCGCGGCCTTCGTCGCCGGCGATGGTGTCAACAAGCCGAAGGGGCTGCTGGCCTATACCGCGGTCGCCGACAGCGCCTGGAGCTGGGGCAATCTCGGCTACATCGCCACCGGCGCCGCCGGCGGCTTCAAGGCGACCGGGGCCTCCGACACGCTGATCGACACGATCTACTCGCTGAAGGCCGGCCATCGCCAGAACGCCAACTTCGTGATGAACCGCAGAACCCAGGCCGAGGTGCGCAAGCTGAAGGACGCCGAAGGCCGCTACCTCTGGCAACCGCCGGCAACGGCAGGCGAAGCCGCCTCGCTGGTTGGCTTCCCCGTCGTCGAGGCGGAGGACATGCCTGACATCGCTGCCAATGCGATGGCCATCGCCTTCGGGGATTTTCGTGCGGGCTATCTGGTGGTTGATCGCACGGGCGTGCGGGTGCTGCGCGACCCCTATTCGGCCAAGCCGTATGTGTTGTTTTACACGACGAAACGGGTTGGCGGCGGGGTGCAGAACTTCGAGGCGATCAAGCTGGTGAAGTTTGCGGTGAGTTGAGTGGGTGAGGGGGGCTCCGGGCGCGGTGCGGCTGAGGTTGTGCCGCGCGGCGTCGAATGCGGTTGGCGTAGTACCTAGTGGCCCGAATGTAGCTTGTGTCGCGCCCGGAGCCCCTCATCCGACCCTTCGGGCCACCTTCTCCCCGTGGGGGAGAAGGGGAGGTCGGCGCGAGCGGCCCGCCCCGAGTCTCTTCTCCCCAGCGGGGAGAAGGTGCCGGCAGGCGGATGAGGGGGCCACTTGCTCCAGCCTCTCACAGGCACCCATCACACCATATCACCAGGAACCCCACCCATGACCTACGCCCTCGTCACCCCACCCGCATCCGAACCCATCACCCTCGCCGAGACCAAATCCCACCTCCGCCTCGACGACACCAACGAGGACACGCTGCTCGCCGCCCTCATCCGCACCGCACGCGAGCACCTGGAGCGCACCACCGGCCTCAGCCTCATCACCCAGACCTGGCGCCTCTATCTTGATTCAGTTCCTGAAGACGGCGTGATTCAGATCGCGAGAGGTCCGGTCCAAGCCATTGAAAGCCTGACACTTTACGACGCCTCGGGCGAAGAGCTCCAACTCCCGTTGACCGGCCATATCCTCGACGGCCACGCCCGCCCTGCGCGCCTCGTGCTCGGCCGCGCCGTCTGTGCGGGCCAGCAGATCAACGGTATCGAGATCGACTTCACCTCAGGCTTCGGCGAGAGCGGTGCCGAGGTGCCGGATACGCTGAAGCGGGCGATGCTGATGCATGTCGCGCAGATGTTTGCGTTCAGGGGCACGGTCGCGGCGGAGGATCAGCCGGCGGATATTCCCGCAGGCTACGACCGCCTGATCGCCCCCTTCATGATCAGGAGGCTCTGATGCGCTCGGTCTTCTTCGACCCCGGCCAGATGACGGCGCGGCTGGCGCTGGAAGCGCCCGTCGAAACCTCGGATGGCCAGGGCGGCGCCACCGTCTCGTTTATCGAGACTGCCTCATTCTGGGCCCGCATCGAACCGGTGAGCGAACTGCGCGAGGAACAGGCGGGCGCCGATGTCTTCACGCTGACGCACCGCATCTGGCTGCGCTTCCGCGACGATATCCAAGCCGGCATGCGGCTGCGCAAGGGCGCGCGCGTCTTTGCGATCCGTGCCTGGCGCGACCCCGACGAGCGTGGCAACTATCTCGCCTGCCTGTGCGAGGAGGAGGGCCGATGAGCGCCGCCAACCAATTGCTGACTGCCATCCAGGCGCGCCTTGCCGACGACACGGAACTGTCCGCCGTGATCGGCCCCGAAGGCCTGCGCGACCGCTTGGTCTCCGGCCGAAAACTCCCCGCCATCATCGTCGCCGATCTAGTAAGCAACGACTATTCCACGGCGACCGAAACCGGCGCCGAGCACCTGCTGACGCTCGAAATCTGGACCGACGCCGGCGGCCGGAAAGAGGCCGCGACCATTGCCGAACGCCTGCACGCCTTGTTGCATGACGCGCCGCTATCGCTGGAAACGCACCACCTGGTCGGCCTGCTGCATCTTTCGAGCCGCACCCGGCGTGAACAGAAGACCAGGCTGCATGTCGCCGAGATCCGGTTCCGGGCGGTGACGGAGGCTGTCATTAGCTGAGTTTGCGACGTGTGCGCTGGCTCAGGCGACCTGAATAACCGGCTTCGCGCGGCGGATAAGGCTTGCCAGCATCAGCACGAGGCCGAAGGCGAGTGCTGCGAGCGTGCAGCACAGGGCCATCACCATGCCGGCGCCGGCGCGGTCGAGGATGGCGGTGAAGATGATGGGGCCGGCGGCGTTGGCGATGTTTTGCGGCAGCGACAGGCGGGCGGCCTGCAGGCCGTATTCGCGCGGCGAAAACAGCGCCAGCGGCAGCAGCGCGCGGGCAACGGCCATGACGCCGGCGCCGAAACTGTAGATCACGATGAAGCCGACCAGAAGCGATGTCGAGGGCGGGACGATGAGGATCACTCCGAAGCTCGCCACCATCAGGCCGATCCCGGCGATGGCGCTGACGATGGGGCTGCCGCGCTTGCCGAGCAGCATGTCCATGCCGCGCGCCGTTATGCCGATGACCCCACGCGCCGAGCCGAGCTGTAGCGCGAGCACCGGCGCGGCGCCGTATTGGCGCAGGACCTCCAGCAGCGATGGCGCCAGGCCGAAGGTCACGAAGCTCGATAGCGTCGTTGCCGCCGCAAGCAGCAGGAAGGCCTTGCGGCGATCGTCAGGCGAAAGATCGACCGGCGCCGCATGCATCTCGGTGGATCCCTCTTGCGCGGCGGCCGGGCGCGGCAGGCCGAAGAGATAGAGCGGCAGGCAGACGCACAATTGCAGCGCCGCGCAGATGATGAAGGTGATCCGCCAGCCGAACTGGGCATCGAGCATGCTGAGGATCGGCCAGAACAGCGCGCTGGAGAGCCCGGTAAAGAGCATCAGGATGGCGATGACGCGTTTGCTGTTGAGGCCCTCGCGCTCGACGACGGCGGTATAGGTCGGCGTCGTCAGGCCGAGCGCGCCGCCGATGCCGATCACGATCCAGGAGATCGTATAGAGCACGATACCCTCTGTCGCGGCCAGCATGAGAAGGCCGGCGGCGAAAGTGACGGATGAGGCGGCAAGCACGGGCACGGCGCCGTGGCGCTGCAACAGCCGGCCGATCGTCGGGCCGAGAAGCGCAAGGACGACCATCATCACGGTCAGGCCGCCAAAGACGATTTCGTTCGCCAGCCCAAGATCGGGCGCGATCACCCGGCCCATGACACCAAGCATGTCGAACGTCGTGCCCCAGCCGATGAGCTGCGTCACGGTGAGCACGGCAATCATCTGTGTCGAACGCAGCGGGAAGGCCCGGGACATGGTGTGGATTTCGGCGAAGGGAAGGGATCAAAGCGGTCGTAGCATCTTCGCCGCCAGGTTCAAAGTGACAAGTCGATGACATCGCGGGCGTCCCATCGGGGCGCCCTTTTTCGTGAAAGGGATGAGGCCATGGTGGCGCAGAAGGGCAAGGATCTGCTGTTGAGGGTTTTCAACGGCACGGATTATGAAACGGTGGCGGGGCTGCGCTCGAAGCGGCTGGCCTTCAATGCCGAGACGGTGGATGTGACCGATGCCGAAAGCGCCGGGCGCTGGCGCGAGCTTTTGGGCGGCGCCGGCGTGCAGCGGGCTTCGGTGTCGGGTTCAGGCATCTTCAAAGACGCGGCCTCCGACCAGCTGGTGCGCAACGCCTTCTTCAATGCCTCGATCCTGAGCTGGCAGATTGTCGTGCCGGATTTCGGCAGCGTCACCGGGCCGTTCCAGGCGAGCGCGCTCGAATATTCCGGCCAGTATAATGGCGAGGTGATGTTCGAGCTGGCGCTGGAATCGGCCGGTGCGATCAGCTTCGAGGTGCTGTGATGGCGGGCGGGCGGCAAGGGGCCGCCATCGGGCGAAGAGCCAACCGCCGGCGTGGCGAGATCGAGGCCGAGATCGACGGCGAGCGGCGGGTTTTGTGTCTGACGCTGGGGGCCTTGGCGGAGCTTGAGACGGCGTTTTCGGTCGATAGCCTGAATGGGCTGGCCGAGCGTTTCTCCGGCGGCCGGCTGAAGGCGGCGGATATGATCCGCATCATCGGCGCCGGCCTGCGCGGCGGCGGCAATCTCTATTCCGACGAGGATGTGGCGGAGGCCGATATCGAGGGCGGCATCGGCGGCTATGCCGCGATCGTCGGCGATTTGCTGACGGCGACGTTTTCGGGGGATGGCGCGGACGCCTCCGCGCGCCCCCTCTAGCCGCAGCGGGCATGAAGACCACGGACAGTGCGGGGCCCACGCCTTTCCCCTGGGCGCGGGTTCTGCATGTCGGTCTCTGCCTGCTGCGGCTTCCCCCGCAATCCTTCTGGGCGATGACGCCGGTGGAATTTCACGCCGCCGCCGGTGGCCTCTCGCCGCCGCGTCCCGCCGTCTCCCGCGCCGATCTCGATGGGCTGATGGCCCGTTTTCCGGACAGCCGGACGATACACGAAACGAGGAACGACCATGACCGATGATCAGACGGACCTCTCAGCCATGACCGACGAGGCGGCGACGCTGCGGCGCGCGCTGGACGATCTCGAGGGCCGCTCGCGCTCCTTCGGCTCGGCGCTGTCAGGGGCGCTGCGCAGCGCGGTCTCGGGCGGCAAGGGGCTGGACGATGTGTTGCGTGGGCTGGCCAATCGCATGACGGATATCGCGCTACAGGCCGGTCTGAAGCCGTTGGAGACGATGCTCTCGGGCGCCGCCTCCAGTCTCTTCGGTGGCGCCGGCAAGCTGCTGCCCTTCGCCGATGGCGGTGTGGTTTCGCAGCCCACCTATTTTCCTCTCGGCGGCGACATGGGGCTGATGGGCGAGGCGGGCAGCGAAGCGATCCTGCCCTTGCGGCGCGGCGCCGACGGTTCGCTCGGCGTCGCCGCTTCGGGGGCGGGCTCGCAGCCGCAGATCGTCTTCAACGTTAGCGCGACGGATGCCGAGAGCTTCCGAAAGAGCGAGGCGCAGATTTCCTCGATGCTGGCGCGCACCGCGATGCGCGGCCAGCGCAACCTGTGAGGTGATGATGTCTGGTTTCCACGAGGTGCGCTTTCCGCTGCGCCTGTCTTTGTCGACAAGCGGCGGGCCGGTCAGGCGCACCGATATCGTCAATCTCTCCAACGGCCGCGAAAGCCGCAACAGCCGCTGGCGCGATGCGCGGCGCAGCTATGACGCCGGCTCCGGCCTGCGTTCGGTGGCCGATCTCTACGAGGTGTTGGAGTTCTTCGAGGCCCGCAGCGGCGAGCTTTATGGCTTCCGTTTTCGCGATCCGATCGACTGGAGTTCGACACGCCCGGGCGCCGAGATCGGACCCGGCGACCAGTCGATCGGCATCGGCGATGGCGTGGCCGTCGCGTTCCCGCTCGCCAAGACCTATGGCGATGCCGGGGCCAGCAGCACGCGCTGGATTGAGAAACCCGTCGAGGGCTCGGTTGTCGTCGCGGTCGATGGCGTGCCACAGCCGGCGTCCGCCTTCATGTGCGACCCCACGACCGGTATCGTCACTTTCGCGGCGGATGTCGTTCCGCCGGAGGGTGCGTCGGTGACGGCGGGGTTCCTGTTCGACGTGCCGGTGCGCTTTGCGACCGGGCGCATCGACATCAACCTCTCGGCCTTCAATGCCGGGCGCATTCCCACCATTCCGCTGATGGAGATCATGCCATGAGGCATATTCCGGACGCGCTCGCCGCGCATCTTGCGGGCGACGCCACGACGCTCTGCCACGCCTGGCGGGTGACGCGCCGTGATGGCGTCGTGCTTGGGTTTACGGAACACGATCACGACCTGACCTTCGCGGGCACGACCTTCCTGGCGGCGAGCGGCTTTTCCGCCAGTGCGGCGGAAGAAGAAGCGGGCTTGCCGGCCGCCACCAGCGATGTCGCCGGCGGCTTTTCCAGCGCGGCGATGACCGAGGAGGATCTGACGCGCGGCCGCTATGACGGCGCCCGCGTCGAGGTGCATCTCGTCAACTGGGCGGACCCTGGCCAGCACATGCTCTTGAAGGTGCAGGAAATCGGCGATGTCACGCGCGATGCCGGCCAGTTTCAGGCGGAACTGCGCAGCTTCGCCAGCCGCCTCGGCGAGCCGCAAGGCCGCGTCTATGGCCGGCGCTGCGACGCCACGCTTGGCGATAGCAGATGCGGCGTCGATCTCTCGGCACCCGCGATGCGTGCCGAAGGCGTGGTGGTCTCGGTGCCGGATGCCAGCCGGCTTTTGCTCTCGGGCGTTCGCGCCGTGCCGGACGGCTTCTTTCGTTTCGGTGTGCTCAGTTTTCTCGATGGCGACAATCAAGGCCAGCGGTTGGAGATCGAGACGCATGCGGTGAAGGACGGTCTGCTGGAGGT